GCTCCTGTAGATATACCAGCTAATTTAGTTTTTTCTGCATCAGTAAAGACATTACTATCAGTTGCATTACCTACAGCAGTTCTTATCTCTGCATCTGTCTGATCGCCAGTGGCATTTTCTTCTATTGTGTCTAGTTTGCGTAAGTTTTCCTGTACTGCAAATAGTATCTGATCATTTTGTGTATCAAGATCTGATTCTGTAAGAACGCTACCATCATTAAAATCTACCTTTTTAGCAGTTATATTTGTATCTCTTTGAATATTAATAGCAACACCATTACCAGGTTCATTACCACTGGTAAATGTAATCTGTGTAGCACTGGTGAATGTGTAATGGGTGGTAATAGTTTTTAAGACACCACCAACCGTAACATCAACTTCAGCTTCTGATAGATAGGAGAAGGAGATACTGAAAGGACCAGCAGTACCATTACCAGTATGGTTTGTAAAAGATGCAGCAGTGTTAGTAGCCATAGTTAATTAGCGTTAAGTTGTTGAAACCCTTCAAGGATGTCATTGTTAGCTTCTTGCCTAATTGTAGCTTGAAGTTGTAGATATTCTTTTTTGCGTTCTGGATTTTTACTAAACCATATCTGTTTACCTGCTTTTTTATATTTATTAACAATATCTCTTAAAATATCTTCTGCTAAATCTCTGTTAGCTTCTTGTGCCTGTACTTCTATATCCATATTGTTCTGTTCTATCAATTCACCTCTTACACTTTTCATTAGTGCTTGAAAATCTTTTTGTTGGATTCTGTTGTGTAAAGCTCTGACCATAGTTTGACCATTAATTTTTACAAAAGCAGTTTCTTCTATCAGGTCAAGGTGTTCATCATAAGTAAGTTCTATACCACTACCGATAGCTTGACCACTGGGTAATCTACCAAGACTAAGCTCATCTGATGGTTGAGTTATCCTTGCACCAATATCATCAAGTGTTGTAAGAACATTGTTATTGATACTACTTGTTTCTTTGATTGGATTAAAAACACTCATATTATCAGGACCAAAACCAACTGGATATTCAATAATAGAACCTGTTATAAAGTTTCTCATTGGTCTTAAATTAGCTCCATAACCAGGTATTGTTGCTGCTAATTCGTTATGAAACTTTCTAAGAATTACAAAACTATCATCACCTGCTCTTACTCTCTTATCCATAATTTGACCATCAGTTGCCTTTGTTAAGGATCTACCAAGAGAACTAAATGGATTAACAGTTGCTGCTGCTCTTCTAGCAAGCCAACTCTCCATTTGGTATGGCTTTCCTAACAAATCAGCAAGTTCAGTAATACCTTGTAAATAAGTTTTATTTGTAATATTACGACCTAATGCAACTGAAGCAGCAACACCAAAATCATCACGATCCTGTTTGCTTAGACCACCTGTGATAGATGCTGCATCAGCAGCCATCATAAGAAAAGAAGACCAAGGATCTAACCTTTTAAAACTGACATATTTATATCTAGGTTTACCATCCTTACCCATGCGTACTTTACCATTTTCATCTCTCAAAAGAAACCTAAAACTGTAAGGTTGCCAACCTGTCGCACGTTTTTGATTAAGCATATTAAAGTCAGAAGGACCACCACCAGTGATAGCCAATTCAGACATAGGATCATTGATTGCTAATGCAGTCATGCCTGCAACAGACCATATAGCACCACCAAGAATCATTTCACCTTTTGCTTTTGCTGCTACAGATGGATCAGTACTTTTAAGTGCTTGTCTATATTCTTGTAAAAGCATATTTACACCAGGAGTTCTTCTTACCTGTGCCTTAAATATATTTATTGGTGTTCTTACAAAAGGAAAGATTATTCTACCTGCTGGATGCCTTGCCACTCCTTGTATTGCACCACCTAAACTACCCTCTGGTAAATCAGCAGTAAATGTAGTTTCAGCAGCATATTGTTGTGCTTTTTCAAATAGGTCTAAAACAGACTTATCTTTTACATTCGCCATGCTGTTTTTATTTACAATTTCAATAGTGCCATCAAATTGTTGTTGTATATGTTTCTGCAAATCAGCACCTTGCAAACCTTTTCTCATGCCATCTTCCCAAGCACTGGCTTTTACATAGGCTCTAAAGTTAAGTTGTTTAAAGAACTCATCTTCTGCAAGTAAGAAACGACTAGGTAGACGAATAATAGTACCAAAGCCATTAACCATATTTGCCAAAGTACCGTTACCTTCCATTCTTATCTGAAAGCGATCAGAATCTTGTATCATTGCTCCTGGATTAATAATGTTATCTTCAATTTGTAAAGATAGTTTTGCACCTTTTAAAGAATCAGTAATAGATGACATTAGGTAATACAATTCTTTACCACCTCTGATAGCACCTGTTATATCACCTTGAGCAAACGATCCAAGTGTTTGTTCTAATGGTCTAGCTAAAGTATTTAAAGAAGTAGAAAGAATGTTTACAGCGTGTGTTTCTGGACCAGAAAGTATTGAATTTATAAAAATCTCATTATTTACTTTCAATCCTCTCATCAGTCTGCTTTCATTCGCCATTTTTTGTAGGGCTTGAGGATTACCTTGTGCAGCTTGTAACTTCTTGGTAATTATTCTTAATTTTTTCCAAGATGCTTTATCACCTTTGTCAGCAGCATCTAGTATTTCTTGCATTGAAAAATTAGCTAATGGATCTGTAGGTTCTTTTACAGTCCCCCTAAGATCGGTAGCTTGATCTATTGCTTTTTCTGCTGGTGTTCTACCTTTTAAATCATCGACAGAAGCAGCAACTTTACCTACTCCACCACCTGCTCTGTTAGCAGCTAATGTCTGTGCAGGTACTGTTTTAAGGGGTTTGTTAAGGGTTATAAGACCATCTAATACTTTTGCTTCAGTAATAAATTGCTGTTTCAGTTCTTCAGAAAATCCACCTTTATTACCTGTAGCTAAAGTTTCATCAATAGTTTTTGCTAATGAAGCTAGGTTGATAGCGTTTTTATTCATCAACTGATTCATTGCTATTAATGTTGCAGGTAAGTCTTCTTCCCCTCCTCTGCCATATCTAGCATTAAATAATCTTGCAGACTCTATGGTTTCCTGTGGTAAGAGATCATTTGCAGATTGAACCATGTCTGCAAAGGTTCTTTTGTAAGGCCAGGCATTATTAGCATCAAGTTCTTTTATCTTGTCTGCCCTATCAATAATTAGTTTTTGTACGTCAGGATCACCACCACCTGTGAGAGTAGTGGTTTGAAAATATTGTCCTTCTGTTTTAGTTTTTGTATTGAAAGTTGTATCTACTTTCTCACCATCCTTCACAACTTTGTTAGGAAGATTTAGATCATCAATAATTTCATCACCAAGATTATCAACAACATTATCTGTCATTAATATTTCATCTCGTCTTGATAATCTTTTTATGACTCTTTCATACAACTCAGGTGTTTTCTTTATAGCTTTTACACCGAGACCTAAAGCAGTAAGAGCTTCACCTGCTACTAATCCACTTGCTGCCTGCCTAAAACGTGCATCTGCAACACCTATCTCTTCTGGTGTCTTTGCTTTTAAAACGTCAGTAATAACACCCCCTAGTCTTGGGTGCTTGTCGATCATATTGAACAGGTTCTCTTCATAAGGATCTTGCACAACAGCATCAGTTACAAAACCTGCAAAAGCATTTCTTACCCACGCATTATTCATTCCTACTAGCTTTGTACCTTTTAATGTTTTACTGATAGCACCAGCAGGTAATAAGAACTGTGTTATAGCTTGTGGTACGGTATATGCCCAATCTTCTTTATCACCTTTTATTTCAAGACCTAATGCCTGTAGATCTATAAGCTCATTATTATCGTATGGATTACCAACAGCATAATCATAAATATCATCTACAAACTCAACAGTCTCATTTACAGCTTTTAAAGGACCAGACAAAGCACCTCTGATAACTTTAGAGGTTTTAGTTTGTTTTAATTTTTTACTAAGTTCTTTTTGACTTGCACGAAACTTTTTATTGCGTTCTTGTCTTTCTTGATTAATTTTAGACAAGCGAGCTATTGGGTTTGAATCAGTCATGGTTATTTAAGATTTTTGTTTAAACTTTCCTTGTTCTGCAAGAAAATCAAGGGCATTGTTGTAATGTGAACCTCCCTGACTTAGCTCTGGCAATGCACTTTCAACTGATGTTCCAAAAGAATCTGTTCTTGTTAGACCATCACGTTGGAGAGTTGATACATTACCTGTCAATATAGCTGCATATATCTCCTTAACACCATGACCAGGTTTTACTCCTCTATCTTTTAAATATCTTACGACTGGTCCTGTAATCTGTTCTTCAAAGGTCATGTCATCTCTATATCCATATTTCTTACGCTCTGGAATACCAAACTGAATTAACCCTTTATAGTTACCTCCTTCACCACCTGTTATCTGATGATTAAAAGTACCCATTGTTTCCTGTGATATTACAGACGCAAGATCTTTTGGTTTTATTCCTAATTCATTAGCTGCTGTAACAATAGACTGTTGTTTACTGCTTTGAGTGATAGTTGGTGTTGTTGTTGTTTTAGTAGTTGCTTCAGTAGTTTTTGCTTCTGTTTCTTTAAGAATTAAGTTGTCACCTACTTGTATGTTATTTGGATCTTTTATTTTGTTTAGTTTGATTAGATTAGGAATTGATACTCCTGTTTGTGTTGCTATTGAGGTTAAAGTATCACCTCTTTTTACTGTAAAAATATTATTCTCCTCTGCATCTTCTGCTTCTATAATCCGTCTTGCTTCTTCATCTGTCACTTCTGTTGCTGCCCCTGCTTCAAAATCACCTTCTATATCACTTAAGTTTTGTCCTTCGTTTTCTCCTACCTCTGTCACTCCGCTTTTTGGTGTTACTAAATTCACTTGATCTCTAGCCTTTTTAATAGCTTTTTGTTTAATCTCTTCTAATTTTTCAATTTCAGTTAAAGGATCTACACCTTTACCCTCACCTAAGATGTAACGAATTGATTCTAGTTTTGCTGCGTTAAAAAGATCATTCACAGCAGAAGAACCTTTGTCATTAAGTTGACCTGTTGTACCTGTAATAAATAATGCTCCACTAAACTCACCTTTTAGTTGGCTATTTAATTCTGATAACATCTTATTTAAGTTACTAAAATCTCCATTCTCAGAACCATTAGCAACTCCTAGAAGTTGACTTAATCTAGTTCTGTTTGCTTGAGTCTTAGGAGTTCTTTCATCTAAATACCAACCTAAAGCAGCAGTAGCTGCATCTGCCTTAGAAGCAAAGCCATCATTTATTATTCTTGTTTCTATCTGTGCTGATCTTTCTCTTGTATTACCATCTAAAGCAACAGCAGCATTACCAATTTTTGATGCTTCTAATGGATATTTTTTCTGTAAATTAGTTATAAGGCTTGCATCACCTGTTTCTGCAAATCTACCAATAGTGTTTACGATGTCATCATTTTTATCTCTTTCCTTTTGTATCTGTCTGCGTTTCTCCTGAGTAAAAGCAAAATCATTTATTTGTTTTTTTAATGTGTTTACTTTGCCTTGATAATCAGGATGGGCAGTAAGGTTTAATTTACCATCAACACCATAAGGAAACTTTAAAGCTATATCTAAAATATTCTCTGCACCTTCTATATCACCATCACCAGAAAGACCAACAGCCTCTGCCTGATCAAGTAAAACTCCAACTATTGTTTTGTTGAGATTACTTCTATCTTTAGTAACAAGACCTAAATTATTCATACTTTCTTCAAAAGTAGTGATTAAAGTCTGGTCTTCTTCATCATCACTTACTATCAATCCTTTTACTAGAGGAACAGCTAAGTTTTTTAATCTTTCAAGATTATATTCCTGATGTTGTTCTATATGACTAGAGGTTACGGTAGTTGTAGCTTCAGCTAATTTTGGTAAAAAGTATTTATTTACATAGGTAGGATTTATATCACTTAACTGATCAACAACTCTTGTTTTTTCTCCTTCAAGCCATGTTTGAAACTGTGGTGATTGAAGAGAAAAACTATTTAAAGATTTACCATCTACCTGTGTGGTTGCATAGCTATTGGATAAAGTACTTTTTAAGTTGTTACCTAAGATTTCTGCTTTAGTTCTTTGATAGGCACGATCTGCAAAGATACTTCCACCAATTAGTCTTCTAGCAGCATCTTCTCCATCAGTTTTCTTTACACCTCTACTTATATCTTTAAAGTTCTTAGCAGCATCTTCAATAGCTAATTCTGTACCTTCTGCTTCTTCTTCTTTTACAGCTTGATCTATCCTTGTTTCTAAAAAACTTTGTATAGCAGGGTTTATGGATTTTAATGTTTCAGCTAACTGCTCAATACCACTTTTAGGTTGTACAGATACAGGTTGTACAAAAGTATCTACAGGACTTGCTTGAGGTTGAAAGGCGGTGCTTTGAAAACTATTAGTCATAATTAACCAACATAAATTGAACTAGCAGGTGTAGTTGCTGTACCAAATCCCAAGGCTTCTGTTCCTCCTGTGGTTGAGGTACTTCCCCCAAGACCTGCGGTGAGTGATGCGTATTGAGACAGACCCTGGGTGGCTGTACCAAGAATAATAGAACTTAAGCTTGGTATCTGATTATATGCCTGATTTACCTGACTTTGTAACCTATTACGTCTGTCATCTCTCTGTGCTACAAGACCTTGTGTATTTCTTCTGTATTGTCTAGTTGCTGATTCAAGTGTTTGATTTAACGCTTCTCTAGCATTAGCTGTCTGTCTTTCCTGATCTGCCAATAATAGACTAGCTGTAACACCTGCCCTTCCTGTAGCCTTCAAAGCTCCTTTTGCTTGTAAACCCTGTATTGTCTTAGCTAATCTGCTTTGTGCTGTTGTAGCCTGTTCTTCTCTTAACCTAGCACCTAAAGCTGATTGTTGACGACCAAAAGATTCTTCTGCTGATTGGTTTGCTCTTAACGCTGCTAGATATGTTTGTCTTGCTCTTTCCTGTGCAGCCCTTCTCTGTGAAAGGCCACCTAATAAATTAAGCC